TAATGTCCTCTAAAATTAGAAAGATAAGTATTGGTTCTGATTACAAAACTGATGCTATGCACTACTCGATAGGGCAGTCAGTATATGGTGGTCACACAATATCACATATACTTTCTGATAAAGAAGACAAGTCTTATAATATATTCATTAAGAAACAAGACGAAGTATTGCCGTGGAAGAAGTTTAATTCTAACATGGCAATATCAGTTGAGTATGATTTAGAATATTAGTGAAAAGTTTATTTGATTTTATCGTTGAACCTGTTGGCCAGCGATATTCTAATGAAGTAAAAGTAGGTGACAAAAGCCTTATAATTAACACTCAAGTGGAAACATTTAAGTCTGTTAATAATATAGCTAAAGTTATTGAAATACCTAAAATATATAAAACATCTATAAAAGTAGGTGATTTAATTATGATTCATCATAATGTATTTAGAAGATGGTATAATATAAGGGGTGAAGAAAAAAATAGTAAATCTTATTTTAAGGATAATCTATATTTTGTTCAACCAGACCAGATTTATTTATATAAAAGAAAAGATGAATGGAAGACGTTTGGCAATAGATGTTTTGTATCCCCTATAGAAGATAAGGTTGATATAAATAACAACTTAGAACAATTCCTTATTGGTATACTTAAATATGGTAATAGTGCATTAGAAGCGCTAGGAATTAACGAAGAAGATCTTGTTGGTTACACACCAGACAGTGAATATGACTTTGTCATTGATGGCAAAAGGTTATATTGTATGAAATCTAATGATATTGTTATAAAATATGAACGTCAAGGAAACGAAGTTGAGTATAATCCAAGCTGGGCACAAAGCAGTTGAGGAATTAATCAAAGTTGCTAAAGAAGCTATCGTTGATTCAGGAGATGACATTACAGCAGATAGATTAAAAAATGCAGCAGCTACAAAAAAGCTAGCTATATTTGATGCATTTGAAATTCTTAATAGAATTCAAGATGAAGAAAATATACTAAACGATATACCAAAAGAACAGGTTAAAGAAAAAAGCTTTTCTGGTTTTGCAGAAAGACGATCTAAATAATGTACGAACAAACATTATATAAAAAAATTGAACCCATTAAGCCTTACGTAATTAAAAGGTTAAACAAATCTAAAAAATGGGAGTATGGCTATAATAAAGAATACGATATTATAGTAATAAGCAGGACTGGGCAAATAGGTGAAATATACGAAATACAAAACCTAGTTGTTGCTTTACCACTTGAAGATAATCCATATAAAAGATCTAAAAAAATAGAAGATCAACGTTGGGAAGTATTCGAACCCCGTAAAGAGCTTAAGAATATTAAAACAATATTTGATTGGAAAGCTTATCCCGATACATTTAAAGAAAAACTTCATGATTACATCGACGAAGAATTTAAAAGAAGAGACGAAGGTTTTTGGTTTTACAATAAAGGTATTCCTACTTATATTACTGGTACTCACTACATGTATTTGCAATGGTCAAAGATTGATGTTGGGCAAGCAGATTTTAGGGAAGCAAACAGATTATTCTTTATATTCTGGGAAGCTTGTAAGTCCGATACACGAGCATATGGTATGTGCTATCTCAAAAACAGAAGAAGTGGATTTTCTTTTATGGCATCCGGCGAGACTGTTAACTTGGCCACAATATCAAGCGATGCTAGATATGGTGTCTTATCAAAGTCAGGGGCTGATGCTAAAAAAATGTTTACAGACAAGATTGTTCCAATCTCAGTCAACTACCCTTTCTTTTTTAAACCTATCCAAGATGGTATGGATAGACCAAAAACAGAGCTTGCATACAGAGTTCCTGCTTCAAGATTCACTAGAAAAAAACTTGATAGCAATGAACAAATTGAGGAAATCGTTGGACTGGATACAACTATTGACTGGAAAAACACAGGAGACAACTCCTATGATGGAGAGAAGCTTGCATTACTTGTACACGATGAAGCGGGTAAATGGGAAAAACCAGAGAACATATTAAACAACTGGCGGGTTACAAAAACAACATTAAGGTTAGGTAGTAGAATTATAGGTAAGTGTATGATGGGATCAACATCAAATGCTTTAGACAAAGGAGGTAGAAACTACAAAAAAATATACGATGACTCAAACGTTAGTAAAAGAAACCGCAATGGACAGACTCGCTCAGGATTATATAGCTTGTTTATACCTATGGAATGGAACTACGAAGGATACATTGATTCTTATGGATACCCTGTCTTTGAAACTCCAAAATCCAAAACTAAAGGCATTGATGGTCAAGAGATTGAAATTGGCGTCATTGAACACTGGGAGAATGAAGTAGATGGCCTTAAGGAAGACTCTGATGGACTTAATGAGCTATATAGACAATTTCCGCGTACAGAAAAACACGCTTTCAGAGATGAGACTAAACAGTCTTTATTTAATCTAACTAAGATTTACGAACAAATAGATTATAATGAAGATTTAAAACATTCAGGTGTTGTTACTCAAGGTAATTTTCAATGGGAAGGTGGAATAAAAGATACTAGAGTTATTTTTTCACCTAGCAAACAAGGAAGATTTTTAATTTCGTGGGTACCAGAAAATAGTCAACAAAATAGAATCATTATTAAAAATGGAACTAAACATCCAGCTAACGAACATATGGGAGCTTTTGGTTGTGATAGTTATGATATATCAGGAACAGTTGATGGAAGAGGTTCTAAAGGATCGCTGCACGGTTTAACAAAATTTACCATGGACAACTGTCCACCAAACTTATTTTTTTTAGAATATATATGTAGACCACAAACAGCAGAAATATTTTTTGAAGATGTACTGATGGCTTGTGTTTTTTATAGCATGCCAATTTTATGTGAAAACAATAAACCTCGTTTATTATATCATTTTAAAAGAAGAGGTTATAGAGGTTTTTCAATGAACAGACCTGATAAAACAATGCACAAATTATCAATTACAGAAAGAGAAATAGGTGGGATACCTAATTCAAGCGAAGATGTTAAACAGGCTCATGCAGCAGCTATTGAATCATATATAGAAATGTTTATAGGTTATAACAATGAGCAGTATGGAACAATGTATTTTCAACGTACACTAGAAGACTGGGCAGGGTTTGATATAAACAACCGAACAAAACATGATGCGTCTATTAGTTCAGGACTAGCAATAATGGCATGTAATAAAAATAAATATAGACCTGTAGCAGAAATTATTAAAGAAAAAGTAAGTTTAAGTTTTTCTAAATATGATAATCAAGGCAATGAATCAAAAATAATTAATAAATGATTAACACTAACGTTACTAACAGTGCATTCCCAAGTCAGGTGGTACCTGAGGCGGAAAAGAAAACTCTAGAATATGGGTTGAAAGTTGGGCAAGCTATTGAGTATGAATGGTTTAGAGGAGGAAAAGTAAATAGTGGCAGATGGAATTCAAGTTATAACAGTTTTAATCGACTTAGATTATATGCTAGAGGTGAACAACCTGTGCAGAAATATAAAGATGAATTATCTATTAATGGTGATTTGTCTTATTTAAATTTAGACTGGAAGCCAGTACCTATTATACCTAAATTTGTAGACATTGTTACAAATGGTATATCAGCTAAAAAATATGATTTAACAGCGTATGCCCAAGATCCTTTTTCTTTAAAACAAAGAACAGATTACGTTAGTAGTATATATAGAGATATGATGGCTCAAGATTATTTAGAACAAATAAGTGAGCAAACTGGAATTAACTTATACAACACTGATCCTGAAACTCTTCCTCAATCAAAAGAAGAACTAGAAATACACATGCAGCTAAATTATAAGCAATCTTCTGAACTTGCAGAAGAAGAGGCTGTAAACAATACTTTAGCTTTTAATAAATATCAACTAACAAAAAAAAGAATTGTAGATGATTTAACTATAATAGGTATAGGAGCTGTAAAAACTTCATTCAATAAGTCAGAAGGCGTTGTAATTGATTACGTAGACCCTGCTAATATGGTTTATTCATATTCTAATGATCCTAATTTTGAAGACATATGGTATGTAGGTGAAATAAAATCTTTAACAATTCCTGAAGTTAAAAAACAATTCCCATCTCTTACAGATGAAGAACTAGAAAGCATGCAAAGATATCCTGGTCGTCAAGGTTATATTGCAAATCCAAATTATGATAATGATTTAATTCAATTATTATACTTTGAATATAAAACATATGTTGATCAGGTTTTTAAAATTAAAAGAACTGATCAAGGTTTAGAAAAAACTTTACAAAAAGAAGATTTTTTTAATCCACCGCCTAGCGATAATTTTGATAGAATATCAAGAAGTATAGAAGTTTTGTATAGTGGGGTAAAAGTCATGGGTGTTCCACAAATGCTAGAGTGGAAAATGGCAGAAAATATGACAAGGCCAACTAGTGATATAACAAAAGTTAAAATGAATTATAATATATGTGCCCCGCATTTATATCAGGGTCGTATAGAATCTTTAGTAAGTCGTATTACTAGTTTTGCAGACATGATACAGTTAACATCATTAAAATTACAACAAGTAATTCAACGTATGGTTCCAGATGGTGTTTTTGTAGATGTTGATGGGTTGGCTGAAGTTGATTTAGGTAATGGTACTAATTATAATCCTCAAGAAGCTTTAAACATGTATTTCCAAACTGGTAGTATAGTTGGTAGGAGCTTAACACAAGATGGTGATCCTAATAGAGGTAAAGTGCCTATACAAGAATTACAATCATCAAGTGCTAATGGTAAGATACAGTCATTAATAAATACTTATCAGTATTATTTACAAATGATCAGAGATGTAACAGGACTTAATGAAGCAAGAGATGGTAGCCAACCAGATCCTAACGCTTTAGTTGGCTTGCAAAAAATGGCTGCTAATCAATCAAACATAGCCACTAAACATATATTAGATGCTAGTTTATATTTAACGTTAAGAACTTGTGAAAATGTTTCTTTAAGAATAGCTGATGCATTGGATTTTGAGTTGACAAAAGAAGCTTTAATGCAAAGTATTTCTTTAACTAATACTGAAAACTTAGAAGAAATGAAAAACCTTCATTTATATAGTTTTGGTATTTACTTAGAATTAGAACCAGAAGAAGAAGAAAAAGCCCAATTAGAGCAAAATATTCAAATTGCTTTGCAGCAAAATCAAATATATTTAGAGGACGCTATTGACATTAGAGAAGTTAAGAATTTAACTTTAGCAAATGGGATATTAAAATACAGAAGAATACAAAAACAAAAACAAGACCAAGAAGCACAGCAACAACAGATACAAGCTCAAGCCCAGGCTAATGCACAAACAGCTGAACAAGCTGCTATGAATGAAGTTCAAAAACAAGAGGCACTAGCAAACACTGAAATACAAATTGAACAAGCTAAGTCTAATTTTGAAATCCAAAGAATGGAAAGAGAAGCTATGATTAAAAAACAATTAATGGCTGAAGAATTTCAATATCAATTGCAATTAGCTCAAGCTCAAGTTGGTAGAGACAAAGAGAAAGAGCAGTTTATAGAAGATCGCAAAGATAAAAGAACTAAAATACAAGCAACTCAACAATCAGAGTTAATTAACCAAAGGCAAAATGATAGTTTGCCAACAGATTTTGAATCCTCCGGTAATGATAACTTAGGTGGATTTGGTTTAGAGCAATTTGAGCCGCAATAATTTTATTTATTAATTTTTATTATATTATATTATGTCAGAACAAGAAGTAAAACAAGAAGGGTCTTTTAAGATTAAATCTAAAAAACCTAAACAATTGGTAGAAAACGATATTATTAAAATCGATTTATCAAAACCTAAAACAGAAGCAGATGCCATTCCAGTCGGAGAAACAAAGAAAGTGGTTGTGGGCGAACAAACCGGAGATAGCCCTAAAGTGGACGAACGAGTACCAGAGCCCAACCCGGTTTCTGAAATTAAAGAAGAAAAAGAAGTAAAACCTATTGAAGAAGTTGTAGAAGAAGAAATACAACAAATAGGTGAAAAACTAGATGAAAAGCTTATTGCTCCAACACCTGAAGAGGTACGAGAAATAGCTAAATTACCTGAAAATATTGAAAAAGTCGTAGACTTTATGAAAGAAACAGGTGGTACATTAGAAGATTATGTTAGATTAAATGCTGACTATTCTAATGTAGACAATGATACTCTATT